CCGTACCTCCCGCCCAATCTACTGAAGCAGGCCAGTTGACTGTCTGGCTACCTCCATTGGTCAGCTCAAGATAGAAACTACATCCTGTGCCTGTTGCTGATGGGTAGGAGAATGTGAAGGTAGTAGTTGAGGTATCAACTGTCCCGGTCACATAATTACCAGATGTAATATCGATATCCTGTGTGCCACCGCCGATGCTGCCAATGGCATTCACCACCTCGCCGTAATCTTTGAGGACGGGGCGTTGTAGTTCGTTGTCTGATAGGAGTGTATTACCACTAGCATCAATAGTAATAGCTGTACTCGTAGCGTTATCATCAATACCTGTTGAGGTGAACGCACCACCGGTGAAGTCACCACCATCAGCCGTTACTGTACCTGTTACGTCTACACCATTGAATGTCTGAGTGGCAGTCCAGGTTTGTGCAGTGTCTAGTTTTGCTGTATCTGCGTCATATGCCTGTACGGTTACACCTATATCTGCATCTTTAACGATAGTTGCATCAGCCGGTTCATATGTACCACTATGGTTATGGCTACCAGTAGCTAACCCTGCTTCTGCTGCTGTCTGGTTGATATACTTACCTGCTGTAGTATCATAAGCAATAATATCATTATCACCTACAGCTGTAATAGTAGTATCTGTTAGACCGTTAAGAGTAGCTGAAGGAGAATAGTTTAATACATAATCTATAACTGCTGCTGAAGTGGGTAGGGTAGTATCATTATCATTACTAGCTATATCATCTACTTCTGTAACTACTGCTGCTGCTGCCATATCTGCTACGTCTATATTACTTAGAGTATTAAGAGAAGCATCTAGGGTCTTGCTAGAAAGTACTTGAGAACCTGTAAGAGTAGCTACAGTACTATCAATAGCTACTGTCAAAGTAGTAGAAGCACCTGAGGTATCAATACCTGTACCACCAGCAATATCCAGAGTATCTGCATCCAAGTCAATACTGAGAGCACCACCAGAATCTCCCTGGAAGTCTAGGTCTGAGGCTGTTAGCTGAGCATCTACATATGTCTTAACTGCCAGAGCACTAGGTAAAGTATCATGACTAGCTGATGTAGTAGTAATATCTTCATCTACACTTGTAACAGATGTTGAGGTTCCTATAACAATAGCATCTGTATCTAAAGTACCGGTTACCTGAAGACTACTAGCTGAAACAGTACTGTCTAATGATACAGCCCCTGTCACATTAAGTGCTGTCATTGCAGTCAACCCAGACACTACATCCGTACCGTTGCAGTAGAGAACCATCTTCTCACCCTGCGGCACGAGTACACCAGTCTGGCCGGATACCTTAACTGTCAGGGTATATGACCCAGAAGTGTTGTTATAGATCCGATAGACTTGGTTCGCAGTACTAACAATGACACTGATATTCCCAGTCAATGCCCCTGTGAATTCGTGGACTGCATTGCGTTGCTCATCTGCGGTTTTGGCAGTAGTAGTGAGCGTCACATCCGAGTTACCCGCCACGCTCTTGGAGAGTACGGTAGCTGTCAGATCTTCAACCAAGTCCATGCCGGTCTCGATCAGGTCAACATCTGAAGCCTCCCAGGGTTGTCCGTCTGTCTTGGTGTTGTCGTAAAATTGACTCGACATATTTAATTCCTTCGTTGTCCACTGTATAAGTAGTGATAGCCCACACCATCCAACTCCCATACAGGATCAGAGGCGCTGTCTGAATAGATCAGCAGTTGAACAAAGTCCCCTGCCCCTTCGATGTACAGACTCCCCTCTGCGATTAGATCCCCGCCAAGGGTGTCAGTACCTATGACGAAAGCCCCTAACCCCGCGCTCTCCCCAGTGATGTTGGCCGTCACTAAATCCGCAATAGCGTCATCCTCCAGAGAGTAGACTGGTCTGGCGCGAACAGTCGTGGTGGACTCAGCTTGGAAGTCAAACACCAGCTCACGAAAACGCTTCCTACGCCTGGGCGAGCCGAGGTGGTTGTACGCCGTGAGCATATACGTCTCGATACTCCCACCGGCAAAGCTGTTCCCCACGTCCATCTCATATATGTTCACCCCCGTACCCACCGTGGATGCGAACAGGATTATCTCGCTGCCATCTGCCCGTTCACCACTCCACACCTTGTCAACGTCGAGTGGATAGTTCAGTTCAGTAACACCGAGTAGCTCACTGTTCTCAAAGGTGAATACCAGTCCCCAACCATTCTCAAAGAACAAGCGGTATTGTGACTTCTCCTTGATCACACAAGATGATATTGCGCTACTCTTGTACTGTAGAATCTTTGGAGTGATCAGGTGAGAGATAACAGCATCCTCAAAGTCCCCGTACTTCTGGGAGGCGGATAAATCAGTCACACCACGGTCGTCCAGAAACCACAAGCGGGAACCCATCTGCTGTGTGGTGTGGCGTAAAGCCCCTGACCGATTACCGTACTCACGGAAGTTGGCCAACACAAAGTCAGCAGACGATGTGCCACTCAAGATGTGGATGGTGTTACGAGAGAATATGGCGAGATCACCGCCAGGAGTTGGCATGAAGCCTGTGATTTTGTCTGGAATCCGAATCTCCCCGGAGCCCGTCACTGGAGTCCAAGTGCCTTCGGGATCGCCAATCGGAGAGAACTGAAGGGATGACCCCGTGTCCGTGTTGAATGCCAAGAACAGATGCTGGTGATGCGCTATACAATGGTCAGGGGTGTCATCCCCCATCCCGGTTGTAATCGCTGTGCAGGTTGTACCGTCCCAGGAAAACGCCTTCTCCACACCCGTTGTGCAGTACATCTTCATTGTGCCGTCAATATTGGCGGTCACACACTGCACAAAGTCAGGAGTCGATGCCCCTATCTTCGGCTGGATGTTACTGCTCTCTTCCGTGAATGCCTCTGTACTGAAAGTAGCATCATCCGCAGACACTGTGGGGAGATCCCCCTCAAAGCAAGTATTGTTACGGAACACGTAAATCTTGCCGTTGAATACGTGTAGCCCCAGTGCGTCACCAGTGCCAGTTATTTCAGCGGCGTTGACCTGTAAGTAACCCTCAACACGTGCATACCCGCCGGTGCGCTTCTGCTCCACATTCTTTGCGACGAGCAGCCTACCTACCGGCATGTTCATGGTTTGAGACTGAAGATCCAGTCCCCCACCAAAGGGGGCATATTTATACTCTGACATACCTACCCCCTAGTGGAGATGCCCCTATCCGCATATCTGGCAGCTCACTACCCATGACCTGCGCCATAATGCGCTCGTAGTTAGTTATCGCAGAACGCATCATGCGGTCAGACTCTTCAAAGTCCGCTACGTGCATCATCGTCTTGTAGATAATCAACTGCTCAAACGCATCCGGGGTTTCCGGCTCATCCGAGTCCCCAGATAGCTCAGTGGGAGTTTTCCAGTAGTACCCATCGATAGTGTACCCGCTAGAATCAGGTGGTACTTCCAGTCGAATGTACTTGTTCCAAGGGACAATAGTTACAACAGATGGCTTCCCGCTATCGCTAGTCCCCAGACCATGCGCAGTCTCAAACTCATCCCAGGGTTTGAACTTCAAGAACCCCTGATCCGACACCCCTAGACTCGTCTCGTAGATCTTGAATGCGTCCAGATCCCAATGGCCTATATCGCTTGGTGCGGCATAGTCAGTGGTATCTGTACTGGTAGTCGCAGACGACATAGCAGCGTACATCCAGTCCCACTGCCTCAGCCCCTGGATCTCTAGCCACGATAGATTGACCCACTCGACCACCTTCTCAGCCATCCCGCTTTGAGAGGTAGTAGCCGAAGCCACCTTGTAGTTCGCGTGTCTACAGACCCTCTGAACAAGTTGGAGAAAAGTCATTAGACGAGCGAGTATGGAAAGCGTTGAATATCACGCTGAACGTCCTTGCCGTCTATCTTCTCAAACGTAGTGATCACCGCGTTCTTGATAGTCTCCAGCACAAAGCGGGGTAGACTCACATCCTGCTCACGCTGGATTTGATACATCTTGCCGTTCACTCCGGCCACAATGTCATCAGTCCCGCCAATAACACCTTCCTGGTTGTGAAAACGAACCTTCACCCGTTCAGCCGCAGCCTTCGTGTTCTGGTTGGCACCGCCGCCTACTACTTTCTTAGGTTGAGTTGCTTGCATTTTTATTTCGCCCATAAAAAAGCCCCTCAAAAAGAGGGGCTGTTAAAAACACTCACGCACAAAAAACCCCTCACGAAGAGGGGCTTATGTGGTTAGTTGGTTGTGGTTACGTTACGGTCGTGATGCTTGCCGCGTTAGCGTAGTCAGTATCAGTGATACCGTCATCGCTATTCAGCTTCGTGATCAGCGTATCGATAGAGGTGTCAATTGATCCGAGATCAGTGATGATTGCCTCAAAGATAGCCGTCAAAGCTGCTTGCTGCTGCACGTTAAACGCTTTCAGATGATTGTCGATATTAGCCATGACAATTTCCCTTTACGCGACCAGCGCAGTGGTTGGGACCGTTGACAGGTCATAATACGTGGTTGTGATTCCCGTAGCGTCCAACGCAGTCGTGCCAGCAATGAAGGTATAACCCGAAGCAGCAAGAACACGGAACGCCCCAACAGGCGCATCGTTTGCAGGGCACTCAGGCCAATGCAGAGCCGCGTTCTCACCAAGATCCGCAGTTACGATTTCCGCACCCTTGGTCACAGTTACCGCATTAGCCGAGTCGATCCCCACCAAATACAGACAGGTAGTCAAAGCGGCCTGCGTATCGAAGGTCACACCAGTATCACTGTTTGTGATTACGGTCTCATCAGCTATCGCGCTTGTGTACATAACCCCGTCAATGCTGAAGTCCACAGCAGCGTTAAGGTCAAGTTTCGATGTGGTCGTTCCCGCTGAAAGACCAACAGAGCCGAAGGACATATTGCCTCCGCGCATACCAGTCATATTGTTACTCATAATATTTCTCCAAAAATTAAACGCCCCTCAATTAAGAGGGGCTGTCAGGTTAGTCAGTCAGATCACTGATTGCAGACTCAATACGAACCATGTACGAATCGTTGAGAATCACAGTCGCGTTGTACGTCTTCCATGAGACGTGACCACGCTGTGCCATTGGGTCGGAATCACTAGGCTTAGGATTCACAACCGCAGGAGTGACGCTATTCTCACCCTTCAGAGGGACAAGACCGAATGCGTCACGGCCAACAACGATAGTCGGATAGATATCCGCCTTACTGCTGGTAGTCTCAACAACACTCGTGCCACCTGTTGCACCAACATCAGTCCACGCAGTGAAC